CAGTTTATGAATTATTATTTGACCAGTGTTATGGATGATTACACGCCAGACATGGATCAAATGTTGTTTTACTTACCGTTAGCGGGCAGTACGTTTAAAAAAGTATATTACGATGAAGTTCTGGACCGTGCGGTTAGTAAGTTTGTACCGGCAGAAAATTTGGTTGTACCGTATGACACGTCAGATTTAGATAGTTGTCCTAATATTACGCAATCTGTTCGTATGTCATTGAATGATTTACGCAAGAAGCAGGTATCTGGGTTTTATTTGGATGTGGATGTTATACCGGCACAAGAAGAAATGGGAGAAATAACGCAAGAATTAGATAAGATAGGTGGCTTTGAGCCCAATGATATTGATTACGACTGCACCATACTTGAGTGCCACGTTGATTTAGATTTAGAAGGTTATGAAGAAACTGATGAGGACGACGAGCCTACAGGTATTAAGGTGCCTTACATTGTGACAATTTCGCAAGACAATGGTGAGGTTTTAGCTATTCGTAGAAACTATCGTGAAGATGATGACAAAAAGAAAAAAATACAATATTTTGTACATTACAAATTCCTACCGGGATTTGGTTTCTACGGACTAGGTTTAATCCATACTATTGGCGGATTGTCGCGAACCGCCACAGCGGCACTGAGGCAACTTATCGACGCAGGTACGTTGTCCAACCTCCCTGCGGGATTCAAAGCCCGTGGACTACGCATCAGAGACGATGATGAGCCTCTTCAACCCGGTGAGTTCCGAGATGTGGACGCTCCCGGAGGGGCTATCCGTGATAGTCTTATGCCGCTGCCTTTTAAAGGACCCGACCAAACATTGTTTAATTTGTTAGGTTTTGTGGTTAATGCTGGCCAGCGCTTTGCAACTATTACAGATATGAAAGTTGGCGACGGCAACGAGAACGCAGCAGTTGGTACAACAATAGCAATGTTGGAACAGGGCTCACGGGTTATGTCTGCGGTTCACAAACGGTTGCATTATGCAATGCGGCTTGAGTTTAAGATACTTGCGCGGGTTATGCACGATAGTTTGCCACAAGAGTATCCTTATTCTGTTGCGGGCGACGATGCGAAGATCATGGCATCTGATTTTGATAAAAGGGTAGATGTAATACCTGTGTCTAATCCGAATGTATTTAGTCAGTCTCAGCGTATTTTGCTGGCGCAGACCAAGTTACAGTTAGCGGGTGCAGCGCCTGAGTTACATAATATGCATGAGGTTTACCGCGATATGTACGAAGCGTTAGGCGTGATGGATGTAGATCGAATAATGGCTGCGTTACCTGATAGCGAACCGATGCCCACGGACCCTGCCAAGGAAAACATTAACGCATTAGAGATGTTGGATTTAAAAGCATTTAAAGGTCAGGATCACCAAGCGCATATTATGGCGCATATGATATTTGGTGCATCGCCCATGGTAGGTAATCTACCACCTGTTGCGATTATTTTACAAAAACATATTTTGCAGCACATTCAAATACAAGCTCAAGAGCAAGCCGCCGGACAGTTGGCCGAGCAAATGCAAGCTTCGGGGCAGCAAATGAATCCGGAGCAAGATATGGTAGCGATGGATAGTTTAACGGCGCAGCTTATTGCGCAGGGTATGCAGCAAGTTAAAGAACTATCTGCACAAATATCCGGAGAAGGTCAGCAAGGACCTGATCCACTGGTACAGCTTAAAGAGAAAGAACTTGAGATTAAATCACAGGCTGAACAGAACGATGCGCAAATTGATGCACAAAAAATGCAGCTTGATACGCAATCCTTGCAGATGCGTAATCGCCAGTTTGGTGAAAGGTTAAGTGCGCAAGAACGTCAGACTCAAGCCCGAATTGATTCCGCAATGGAACGGGAAATACTTAAACAACAAGGAGATTAATATGAAAGATCGCAAAATTAATGTAAATGGAGCCCCACCACCTAGTACACCGGCAGCGGTTACATATGCTGATATTAAAGGACAAGGGCGCATTCCATATGGTAAAACTGCGGAAGCAAAAATACCTATGAAAATGACACGAGGGACTGCTCGCGGCATGGGTGCTGCAACTAAGGGCGGCAGCTATTTAGAGTGCTAAGAGTAATTGTTTTTAGCTTGCTGTTAACCGGATGCACCGGCTTTACGGCGGATTGCCCCCTCAAGTTGGGAGAGCCTTTTTGTAGCTGGAGTAAGAAATGAGAAACAAATGGATCTGGATAGGGTTGGCACTGGTAATATTTATTGCTGTAATTTTCTACGGTGTAGATAAGGCGATGTGTACACCTCCCTGTATTTAAATGAGCAAGCTAACAGCCCAACAGAAGTCCACCATGACATGGCGGTGGACGGCGCTTATATTTTATTTGTTAATTTGCTTTTATGACTTCCTATTCTGCCCTGTTTGGTGGGGGTTAAACAGGCCAGACATTTCCCAATTCATGGATATTATTAACGCCACATCAGAGCCTATGGTTCAAATGGAGTTAATGAAAAAGCTGACTGGGCAACACGAGCCCTTTACGCTTTTAGGGGGTGGATTGTTTCATCTGGCATTTGGTGCTATCCTAACAGGGTCAGCGTTTGCCAGTAAGGAATAACATGAGAAAAGTTCTTTTATCTTTATTGTTTTTGATTGTTTTAGTTCCCATGGCATTTGCAGAAGGTTGTGACAGCGCAACAAACTCTAACTGTATAGAGACAAACAGCGATACAAATTCTAAGGTAGACTCTACGTTAACGTCTACGACAACACTTAAGTCTCCGCCACCTTCTGCTATGGCTCCTAGTATTAATTCCTCTAACTCAGATACGTGTCATATTTCTGTTGCAGGAGCCGTTCAGACACAGATACTAGGCATTTCTGCTGGTAAAACAGTGCGAGATTTAAACTGTGAAAGACTTAAGAACGCCAAGGTTATGTACGATATGGGCCTTAAGGTAAGTGCTGTTGCAATAATGTGTCAGGACAAAAGGATTCACCTCGCCATGAAAAATTCTGGGACCCCATGTCCAATCAACGGTCTCGTGGGAGACGCGGCTAAGACCGAGTGGGAAAACAACCCACACTTAGTACCGGGTTATGTCGCAGGAAAAAAGGAGGAATGGGATGATGATGACAAGAACACCGCTAAAGGTGCTGCTGGTATTGGTGGTCTTTTCTTGGCCTTACTCTTGCTTCTCTGAGAATATCTACGGCAATACAAAGAACGCAGCTTCCAAGGCACACACTTGGGCAATGAACAACTTACTGCCAAGCCAGACAGGGCTGACAGTCGAGGGAATATTTCACCGATACACACTAACAAAGGATGCAACAAAAGACTCCACTGTTTCTATTACTAATAAGAAAATAGGTGGGGATGGATACATCTATGAATACACCGATGATTGGAATAAAATACCCGGAGGCACTAAAGTATCTTACGACGCAGTACCAAGTACGCTTGGCAATCTTTTTGGTGACGGTCAAATAAAAGTGACCGGGGATGGGACACTATCCGACGTGACAATACTCTATCATTATAAGTTTGATCCATGCCACACACCATTGACGGATCCGAGCTGCCCGACATTTAAAGATGCTCTTTACCAATATCTTTTAGATAACAATCTTTTGGACACGCCAAATGTAGAAGATCCTTTTTACAATAAATGGGTGCAGATACAATTGGAGGAACAGGCAGAGGCCGAAGAGCAGAAAGTTTTAGAAATAGAAGAGGAAGAAGAAAAAGACGAGTTAAGCATGGAGGAGATACTTTCTGTAGCAGGTGCAGCAGAGAAAATTGCAGATCCGTTGCAACAATTAAACATGATGCAAAAGATAGCGGCTATTGGAAAACTTGAATTATACTACGGTGCTGTTATAGATGGTGGTGTATATAAAGATAATTTAGTAATAGATGGCGGTAATATTACGGACAATGCCAAGGGGTTACGAAACCTAACCCAAGACAGCGTCCACAGAAGTATAGTTCGTTCGCAATATGACGACTAAACAAATGGAGATAACATGATTAAAAAACTAACCTCTTTAATGTTCTTGCTGTCAGCCACTTGTGCTTGGGCAGTAAACTCACCGATTAACGGTTTGGTTCAAGCAAACTGTTCGATCTACACAACAACGGGTGGTCAGTATGGAAACCCTAGTCCTTGGAAGCTCTCAACGGCTAGTGCCGATGGCGGCGCTGATGCAATTATACGCGTAGATATTGCTGCCGCAAACTACTATTATACTAAGTTTACGCACCCAAACAGCTTTAGTTCAGCCCCAACCTTAACAGACGGTGTTACATGGACAGGAAGCACAGTGCTAAGTTCGCACTCTGTAGCAGGTATGTCAGCCTATGAAGCGGCAAAAATAGTTGTCTCCAATACGACAAAATATACCATGACTCTAGCTGGCTCGACTT